TCTGGGGTTAAACAGCAGCTCTTAACTGCGGCTTTAAAGTATTTTAAAAAGGGTATGAGGCCAGTATGGACAACGCTCCCGTCTCCGATATGTGAACCCACAGCTCTAATCTTTCCAGCATTTATTCCTAACCCCGCTTTCTTTGAAATATAACTTACAATAGAGGATGCAGCAGCATTAATACTATTTAAACTGTCATCACTCTCTAATACCACACAAGAAGAAAATTGTCTTGTGGGAGTTCTTACCCCTGCCATAATAGGCGTAGGAAGAGAGATATAAAATTGTGAAATAGCGTCATAAAAATCCTTGACGTATTTCATTCTAATATCTTTGTCGTATTTAGCAAATAAAGTCATTGATATCATAGCATAAAGCATTTGAGGAGTTTCATAAAGAACACCTGTTGCTCTATTTTGTACTAAATATTTACCTCTAAATTGTTCCATTCCCACGTAAGTGAAATCATCATCTCTTTCATGTTTAATAATATTTTCTGTTACGTATTTAAATTCTTCTGAGGTATATTGATTTAAGATATCAGCATCATAAACACCTTCATGAATATTCTTTTTAATATGCGAATATACATCGATAGGCTCATATTGGCCATATACATCTTTACGTAATTTATAGTTGATTAAACGTGCAGCGACGTATTGATAGTTAGGGGTCTTTTCTGAAATAAGATCAGCACTTGATTTAATTAATAACTCATGAATAGAATTAGTATCCATTGAATCATATAAAGAAGTATTAGCCTTTAATTCAACTTCAGATACGGATACATTAGATAAGCCTTCTGTGGCCCATTCTAATACTCTGTGAATTTTTCTTAATGTGAAGGGCTCAGTAGAACCATCACGCTTGGTGACAACCAAATTTACCATTATTTAAACTCTCAATTATTGTATATTATCTAGGGTGAAGTATAATCCTTCTTTAGATTTATATATAGCGATACCTGCAACGTAATCTACCGGAGTATGATCTCCAATTGTGATGGGTTCTCCTTTCGAGGCGCCGTAAATATCTTCACTTAATAAATATTGGGAATGTTTAAAAGTATGGACGTCTTCTTTTAAGTGTCCATACCCTTGCACACCCATAGCATCAAGATAATCATCAATCTCAACACCTGTCTCTTCTCTTAATAAATATAAAGCTGCTGCGTAACTAGCAATTTTCATTTTTCCGCCTGGTAACTTTTCCATCAATCGTTTCATATTAAATACTAAACGATGGAATGTTGTATAGGCGTCTTTTTGTGCGGTAGTAGTAAGATCTCTTTGTTTAATTAAGACTTTTCCTTTATCGTCAATGATACCTTCGGCGTAAGCATCCGTATCGGTCCATTTTGTTGACAATAATTTAACAAATCTAAATGTATAATAAAGATCTGCTGCTCTTGATACACCCAATTATAAACTCCTTAAAGCATCTACAATACCACTATCCAATGGAACTTCGACATAAAAATCTTCCGGAAGATAATTTAGATAAACTAAAAACGACTTGGCTATCGGCTTCATGATATCATCTGTAAGCATCATGAGTATTTCAGCAGTACATTTCGGTCCTAGGACATTACCTAAAATGATTATATGATTTAGAATTAATCTTTCTCTTAATTCATCATCACTATAGTAACGACGAAAGAGTTGTTTTATGTATCTAAACCTTGCACAATCACTTTTAAAATCATAGGTCGTAACAAACTTATTCTTCGAATATTGTTTCGACGCATATAACTCCCAGTTATCTTCTGTAAGTTCCATTATATATTATACTATAACTTGAATATGAAATCAACCAAAAATCTTATTAAATAAAGATTTCTTCTCTTTTACTTCTTTTTTTTTGAAGACTTCTTTTTTACACCGTTAAACTCATCACATTGAGCTTTTGTTAATTTAGTAGCTAGTAGGTAAGTGCCGTTAGGGGCTATGATGCCATTCTCTGTAGCTTTGCCATTAGCATAAGGACCCGCTTTTTTAAGATTCATATTATCTCCTATTAATTATTTAAACATATATCCGAAATCCAGAAGTTTTCTTTTTCACCAGATTCCAACATTACTTCTACATGATTAGGACATAACTTATTTATAGTTCCCATCTTTAAAGAATCAATTACTACGATGTCATCACCTACTTTAAATAGGTCACCAGACACATACTTCTCTCTTAAATGTGATTCTCTTTTTAATTTAATATCTTGTCTGAAAGAATAAGATTCCTTCAAGCCCATACCACTTCTTACAGCATTCATTAATCCCGTCGCATCCTTAAATCCTTTAGGCATACCTTTCGTGAATGTTTGTAAGTCGTTGTTCTTTGCCGCCGCTCTTAATTTAGAAGCGGACATGCCTGAAACATCATCAGCATCAGGGTCTCTATCACCCGCAGAAACAATCTTTAATGATTTAAATTCATATAAACCATGCCTTGCCTTCACACCATTATATTTTTTAAGAACAGTATCAAATTCCTTTACCCTATCAGAACCCACTACTACTATACAATTCTTAAAGCCATCATTATGAGCAACAACTAAAGCATCAAACATATTTCTTACTTTCTTATCTAATAAGATATGTCTGGCGTGTTTAGGAAACATCTTACGCATCCATTTAACCTTTTCTTTATATTGAAGAGGGTTCTTTTTAGGATCGTTTGATTGAGAAGCATATACTCTGTGAGTACCAGAACCAGCAGACATGGATTTATCTAATAACTTCTCATGACCATTAGTAGGTGGATTGAAGCGGCCAAAATTAATAATGACAGTATCATCTTTCGCTTCAGAGATATAATGCTGCTTGAAAGTATTAATCATTTTTTCTTTCTTAGTTTTTCAGTATCAGCCTTTTTAACCTTAGGAAGAAGTTTTTTCGCTAATTTTTTAATAGCCCCTTTCTTCTTTTCTAATTTCTTCTCTAAATTCTTGCGACCAGCGAAAGACATATCTTTCTTATCTTTATCTTTAACTAACTTCTTGGCAATCATATCACGTGCTTTCTTTTGAGCCAGCTTCTTTAATTGTTCCGGAGTTTTGCGTCTCTTTTCAGCTCTCTTTTTACCCATCTTGATTTTGGCTTTGTTTCTCTTCATAGCCATCTTCATTTTCATACGGGTTTTTTGATCGACAGCTTCGACTTCTACTTTATCCTCTTGCATCTGATTCCCATCCCTTGATTATGTCTTTACTAAAATTATTATAAGAAAATTCCATACGGTCTACAATCTTAACAGCACCGTTTGTCAAATTATCAATGGCAACAAAGCCCTCGGCACCAGTTACCTTGTAACCAGATTCTGTCTTAACAAATGTATTTATATTATTTAATTTGTTTAAGTGTGTTAGTAATTCTCTCTTTGCGTTTACTAATTCATTCTGCATATCAAACATAAGCTTCAGATTTTTCTTATTATCATTTGAAAACCATTCTAATGCTTCAATCTTCTTCGCATTTTTTCTTGCTTTACCTTTGTCTGATTTTAATTTTTCTATTTCCTTATCATATCTATCATGAATCCAAGTAATGAGTTCTTTAACATGTTTACTAGTATTGTTAATTTCAGTTTGAGCTCTTACCTTGGTATTTCTGAAAGTATTAATGAAGAGATTAATTTCTTCATTAGTAGAGACATCTTTTAAAACTGAGGATTTAATTTTATTAAAAATCTTACCAGCATTGGAAATATGTTTAGTAATACGATCTGTTTCTTTTTTGGTTAGAGTAGCTTCGGGTAATTTTTCTAAGTCAGCTGATTTCTGCCATACAGAAGATACGTTTTTAAATTCTGATAAATTAACACCGAAAGAGGCATTCATACTTGCAATAGAAGCTCCTGTATATTTTGTATGCCATACGACTCCGATCTTTGCTTTTAATATAGATTTAGCACTACTCTCTGGGACAGCATAAACGATAGTATTAGGATGGAATGTGATATAGTTCTCACCGTCAATTTTAGCTTTCTTTAAATCGCCTTTGGTAAACATAATATCACCTTGATATACACCATCTTTAATACCAAGTTTCTTTAATTCATCGTAGGCAACCATTAATTTCTTAGATAAATCACCAGAAGTATCTGCTTTAATATCGGCGTGTGATTTATATACTTTTGGTACTTTATTAAATAAACCCTTTTTAGCAACAAAGAACTCGCCATCCGAAGGATCAATTCCGGCGAATACAGCAGGGGCACCGTCCCACTTTACAGTAACATGTTTAGTATCATTAGTATGACCAGCAAGCATATTACGCAAATCTCTTAACGCATTAATAGCAGCACGAGTACCATCCACACCACCATTAATAACCATATCTTCGATATGTGTCATGTGCGTATTCTTTGCTTCTACTAAATGTTGTTTAAATGTTATCATTTTAATCCTTACAATAATGCATACACATTGCATACATATCTTCTAATTGGTTTAACCCCTTTCTAATTTGAAATTCAGATGATACACCCGATGTGGATAATTCATCTAATAACATATTTTTATAAGCCTTGATTGTTTTTAATGTATGCTCAATTTCATACATCGAAGGATTAAATTCATCCTTCCAATCACTTGGCCACATTAAAATAAACTCTTCTTTCGGTTTAAATTGTATTACCTTCCGCGAACCTTCTGCCATTCTCTATAATTCAATCCAGCCATATCAGCTGCCATTTTATTCAAATAAGTATCAATATCACCGACAATCACACCTTTAGATTTTGCAAATCCCCTCTTCTTTAACCATTTCTCTTTTCCATCTTTATCAAGTTCGGCCTTTAATTGATTGTAATATTTAAGAGCTAACTTATACTTTTCTTGATGAGCGGCTTGATTAATCTTCTTTCTAACACTTTTCGGTAATAATTCTTTAAACCAACGTAGTGTGGCGGACTCTTTACCTCTTTCTGTCATGTATTGCTCGAATGTTTTCATAGTTAATTATATTTATTATTAAATTTTTCTTGGGATAATTGGGTTACACCTTCAATAACATATGAGAAAGCACCTGCTCTATTAGTTCCCATTCTATTCTCTGAATATATCGGTTCGCCTTGATCATTCACACCTAAGAAGAAAGCTGAATAAATTACATAATAATTATCTTTAGAACCTCCAATCCATACACCTAATAAAGGAGTATCTTCGACTTTGGTATTTTTAATCATAAAGTCCTCACCAGAGCCTAAATATTCATAGGTCTTACCTGAATCACCACCATATACTTTATATACAGGCAACATAGTCTTACCAAAGAACATTTCTTTTTGCAACTCAACAAGATCGTTAGCAAGCTTCTTTGAAGTGCCAGCACTTGCCTTAATCATATCTTGTAATATCTTAACTGTTGTATAATTACTGAATAACTTCATCTTATCATCAACAGTCATTTTAGAGGGTTTAATATTGCCGTTGTATTTACCTGCTAAATGAGGTTGTGAACTAATAATCTTCATAAGATCATTAATTCTATGTTGTGTTCTTACTAACAAATTATTAACATCTTTATCAGACATTTTAGAAATTAATACATTAATTTTTGATTCATATAGCTCTTCTTCCTTTAACATCTTATTAAATTCTACGATATCAGCCTTGAGTTGTTTCTTATATCGTTTAGATAAATTACTATAGAATTTTGATGCGAATTTAGTCACATTAGTAATTAATTTCTTGAATGCTCCAGCGAATTTAGATCCTAAAGATTTTAATGCATCCAATAATTTACCTTCATCTAATTGATAGGCTACAAATCCTTCGCCAATAACATTATGAAGGATGGAAGCATAATCAGATATGTTATATTTGTCTTTAATATTACTAGTAATCTTACCTAGTTGTGCACCACCTTTAGCCTTTTTAAGACTCACTTGAATAAATTTAGCCTTACCTATAGAGCACACACCTTTATTATCGTAAGTAGCTTTATTACTCTTCATAAGGCTAATTAACTCTTTAGCTGGCACTGATGATAAAATCATATCAGCGGTATTATCTTTATTACCTTGAATTAATTGGTTAGATTCCTCTGCTTTATAATATGTATTAATCGAACCATGAATTATATGATCCGCTTTAAAAACCTTATTGACGAAAATACTCATTCCAGCAATTAATGAACCTACATCTATCCATCTATCTAAGGTCATTCCTGATTTAAGAATTGTGGTTAAATATTTCTTACCTGTCTTATCCCAATCATTACCATTGCCTAAGGTTGATGTTAATTCCTTTATCCATTTTTTATTCATTGCGGATAAAGCACTAGGATCTTTTGCTGCTTTCTTAACATCGTTTAAAAGATCTAAGCCATTCACATAAACACCTAAACATTGTGCGGTTTCCATAGACTCTGTAGTCCAATCAATACCACCAGATTTTTTAGATAAAGAACCCTGTCCTATCTTATATTTTAAGTTAGGGTATTTGTCTTTAATGATTGCTTTAATTTCTGCTCTTTGATCGTCTGTAACAGAAGATGTGTTAATTCTTAATTTAATGGATCCACCATCACCACCAGCAATAGCAATTTCAGAAGTATACTTACTTAATAAGTCGATAACACCTTGTAAATCTTTTTTATCTAGATCTGTATTAAAGGTCTTTAAATCCTCTTCGTTACCGATAGGGATATTATATTTTTCTTCAGAGAGAAACGTTACGAAATTATCCATATTATGTTTCCATCCAGTGCTTAACAGCAGGATTATCAGGTAAATCCTTTGCCCAACTCATGATTTTAGTATAGACTTTATTTGTCTGAATACCTGATACCTCATAATTGGTATTATCAATTACCCATAATCTGTTTCCAAATAACTTTTTAAAAGAACCTTTATTCTTTTGAACGCCTTTCCATTGACTAGTAACCATCTTAGGATTTAATGATCTATCGCGTTCTTCATTTCTCCCTAATGCCGCATCTAAAGTTGTATCAACAAAAACCATAGAAGCTTCATATCCAAGTTGTTCTAAGGACTTTACTTGTCTTTTTATCTTTCCAAGATCTTTTCCGGTACCATCGATAACCATACCTAAGCGGCCTTCAACGGCATGTCCTTGTTTCCTCTTGGTAGTTTTCTTGGCAAGACCCCTAACAATATTGCGTGCATATTCTTCGCCTTCAGGCATCTTTAAAGATAATAATGATTTTTTAAGACCTTGTTCGAATGCTGCATCGGAATTGATAGAAACAAAACCGAGTGCATGAAGGCCTAACATATGGGCTATAGTAGATTTGCCTGATCCGGGTCCACCTGCCATGAATATAACTTTGAAGATTGCGGGATCATTTTTCCCTTCATCTAAAAATGATTTGAATTGGAGCATATTAATGGCCTTAAATTTTATACTGCTATTATTTATACTTTTTCAATTATGTCATCTAGATTTTTAATACTACTCCACTTTTTTAGTTTTTTAAGTTTAGCCTTTACGTGTGCTTCATCAAACTCAAGGTGGCCTTGATCATGTAATATTAACAACATAGCCATTAAATCACCAGCTTCTCTGGATAACCTTCCTTTGTTGTCACCAAATCTAATTTCTTTAGCGCATTCTTGAATTAACTCGCCACATTCTTCCATAGTAATTATTAATGCTTCAGTACACATTATTTTTCTCCTATGACATAATCACCGCGGGTAAAAGCATCGTCCAATACAACCTTTAAAATATCTCCGGCTAATGCATTAAACTCAGGGTCACCCGTTGGGTCTTCAAATCCATGATAATCTAATACTTCATAATCAAAGTTAATAGATTCATTTTCATGATCTAATTTCATAGCATCATATGAGAAGACTACACCTTGGAACTTTCCTTCTTTAATTTGGATAGCCCAATTTTCATCTTGTTCATTCTTTTCAACGAAAGACCATTTCATA